AGAAGTCTTAATAACTAAGTTATTAAGTTTAGGTGTGATGTTCCTTTTAACCGGAAGGAATAACGGTTTCTACTATGACTAATTCTTTGTCAATAGTTAGTTACTATATCTTAGAACTGAGTTTCTTTTTCAAAGAATTTCTTTTTCTAAGTTTTCTATCATTTTTAACAAATATAGAATAACCAATAGATATAGTGATTAACCATAACAGGAATCATCCCATGGTAATAACCACGGTTGTCGAAGAAAGTACGGCCATGTATTTTGCATTCATACTCAAAAGTATTAACTTCTTAGGACTCCATACATATGGACTCCTAATGAACTTTAATAACTTTCGAATATTAATGACGGAATTTATGAAAAAATTCCAGGTTATTTTAAACTGTCCGTTCGTTAACTTAGTATAATATACCTCGTTAACAGAACTTAAGTTTAAACCCATCAAGTTTAAAGATTCTCTAAAAAGAGTCTCCATTGATTTAACATCAAGGTTATCTTTTGTAAGATTCCAAAAACCTGATTGAGGACCTAAAATACCAAATAACCACGCCCATTGGTTCATTCCTTTTTTATTGAAATGATCCAATAGGTTAGTTAATACTTTCAACTCCAAGTTATAAAATTTAAAATATTCTTTCTTTTTCATATCTGAAATAAGAGTAGGTATAAAGGCGGGTGATCTGAGGGTTTGTAAAAGAGCTTTCGCTCCAATCGGGGATAAATTAATACCCGATAGAGTATAAAGAACTTTTGCAAACTCAATAAGATTACCGGAAAATCCTTTAATAGGATTTACCTCTACACCAAGAACATCTTGCATATTATACTTGTAATGAGAAGCGATTGTTTTATTAGCAATAACAATATCATCACCTAAGATACCATAGACCCCTTTTGAAGGAAGGATTTTAATCCCCCCTTGGTAAGCAGCCAGATAAACTAAGAAATGATTTGTCAAGGCCAACATCGCAAAGGAAGAATAAGCACCCATCGGTTGACCGACTGAATAATAGAAATTTTCACAAGTTCCATCCTTATAACTATAAGAATAGGGCCTGTTTAATATCTTTAATCAGTCATCTCCAGGAACTCCCAAACTGCTCAATAAATCAGCCTGTAACTGTACAGGTAATCTATCAGTAGCAGCAGAGAGATCCAGAGAATCAACTGAAAGTTTACTATCAAAATTAATATTATCCAAAACCAATTTAACTGGTGCAAGTTGATCATTAGTTCCATCCTCAGGTAAAGAACCTAAGAAGGAATAAATCTCATCATGTAACGGTCTAAATAGGATTTGAGTTCAGTAATCGGTAATACCAATTACTCGAGCTTTTCCTCTTAATTCCTTTACTACTGATAATCTACCTATTTCAAATTTATATTTGACGATAGTAGATATTAGAAAGAAAGGAAATAAAAAGATTGAAAATATTAAAAATCAAATTATGAATTGAAAATATTTCATTTTTCAAGCATAACAGATATAATGATAATAGACTCTAGGATGCTGCATTAGTCCAATGAGATCCAAACCAATCGAAAGTCAAGCAATCATAGCATTAGTACCAGATTTGTTACTTTTAAAGAAGTAAGGTTGTAAAACCTCACAAGCTCTAAAAATAGCCAAAACTGATATTAATGCTCTAAGAAGTAATAGGTTTCTATCAGGAACATAGGAAGGATCTTTTAGTTTTAAAGCTAAATTCTCCAAAATATGTTTATGATTTCTACCAATTATCTTAGGGATTCTTGAGTTTTTGAAACAACTCATTCTGATTGTATTATCTATAATTCCCTCTGAACTGATGAAATTCCCGCATAGCCTAAGAGCCTCCGACATATATTTAATAGAAAACTTAATACCTGAATTTTTTTCAGAGAAAAAGAAATCTATCACCTATATGAAGAAGAAAACTCGTTTCGCTATTCGAAAGGTTCAACATAGTAGAAATAGTATGGATATATCTTTTAACTTCGGATTGTCTCAAAGGTTTCAACTCTTTGATTCTTTCCTTTTCAACCTGTTTGATATACGGAGATGTATAAGAAAATACACTCCATAAACCAATTAGGTAGAAAAAGGTTAAAAATATAAACATACCAATTTCATAGGAATAATAATTAAAATATGTAGCTTTTGTTACATATATAATTGTAATACCTATCTCACTATAAGACCTTGGATTTTATTCACCAAGAAGGGGTGCTAGCCCCAAGTGGCGGGACCTCCTATGATAGGGTCCTCTGTATCTCTATAGTGCTGAAAGTATGCTATCAGACACGTTTTACTCATTATACAGTATTCTATATAATGTTCCTCTTATCATTTGTGAAAATAGAAGTGAGGGTTGGCGCCGGAAACGTCGCAAACTATCCGA